TAACATGACTGTCACTACTATACGTAATTAACCTTGCATCTGCCCAAGCCTTAAACTCTGCTAGGCTAACATATGTATTAGCATTTGCAACGCGACTTCCATCTTCAACAATTAGTGTCATTGCCTAAGCCTTTTCGTAACCGCCTGAGCGATAGTTTTCTACTTCTGTGGGGTGTACGTCTGCGGTCTTGCCGTCTGGTCGTACCATTTTAACTGTTTTAGCCACTTTGGGCTTGGCAATCTTATTTGCGGGTTTCTTCTTAAATGCCATTTTATTTACCTCGCTATGTTATGTGTGAGTAAAGGGACGGCAGATGCCGCCCCCTGTCATCAGTCTCGTCTAACCGAGTAGTGTTGCTATGAAGTCTGGCTTCCAAGCTTTTACACCCCAAGCTACGGCAACTTCGATCATTGCCTTACGATATCCTTTATACATACGTACTTCGAATACCATTCCTGAGTGTGGATCTTGTACCAAGATAGCGTCATCTGCAGTGTCTCCGCCTTCTGGAACGGCAGGTGCTCTAACAGCTAACTCTAACGCACGTCTGTGCATTGCAATGTTTGCTGTGTATGAGTTACCGACTGTGATAGCGGCATTGTCTGCGGCGGCTGAACGTAGTCCAGTGTTACCGATTGTGAATGAGCCACCAGATAGTGCAGTGTTAACGCAATACTTATTGCTGTCACCATTGATTGTTATGATGTCACCTTTAAGGATTGTACCAGAACCACCGTCTGCCGCGATTGTTGTATCGCCAATAGCAGAAGAAGCATCGTTTACAAGATAGCTTGTACCAGTGCCTTTAGTGTGTGATTGCACTTGTGCTGACTCACGCATTGCAAGACCTTGTAGGTCAAGTAATACACCTTGTCTTAGCAAATCACTAGAACCTGCGTCTGAAACGCTTTGTAGTGTAGCTAACTGACGTAGGTTTGTACCTGCAACTGAGTTCATTATAAGTGAACACTGTCCGTCATTTGATGGCATACCATTGTCAACTAAGATTTGACGTATTTCAGCTACGTCACCAAAGTTAGAACCGAATGGTGTAGTTCCTGCTGTACCAAAAGCACGCGAAGCGTTCTTGTAAGCTTCTGTTGCAAGGTCTACTTCAATCTCGTTAGACAATGTTCTCATTGCTTGTACGAGTTGATCGCCATAAACAGTTTCAAAGCCAATACCATTGTTAAGGTGTCTTACATCTTCTCCAGTGTAAGGGATTTGTACTGCACGCGACTTAGAGATAGAAAGTGTTTTGCTATCTACTGTCTGATCTGTTCCTTCAGGAATAGTCATGCTCTCTGCTACGTCTACGGCTGATGCTTCACGAGTGAAAGATGCACGAACTGTATCGCCTTTTGCAACACGCTCTGAACCGTCTGCATTGATTGTTGAAGCAGGGATAAAGCCGACTAGCTCTCTACCTACTACGTCTGCGGCCTTATATATATCAGCCGCCAAGTTTGTTAATACGTTAGCCATTTGCGGCCTCCTATGTTAAATTAATCGTTGGTTATTTTGCCGCCTGACTTAATGTACTGCGCTCTCTGACCTTGAGACATACCATTAAAATCGTCACGACTTATTATTTTAGAACGCTCAGCACTGCTTTGCGACCTTGTGGCACTGCCACCCGATGATTGTGAACCATCAACTAGAAAAGGATAATTAGATTTTATAGAACCTGTTAAGTCCTCCAGTGTTGATACAGTTAATGCACCAGACTGGTCTGTCACCCTCAATTCGCCATCAACAATAGTCAACCTCTGGCTGATCTGCTGTTGTAACAATTCTGCTCTGCCTGTGTCCTTAGTAAGTCCACTTGCTATTTTACCTGCTTCACCACTGATACGACTTCTCGTTATATCAGCGTTCATCTTCTCAATCGTTCCGCGCAATGTGTCTGCTTCCGACTTCTGCGCTTCGAACAACTGTTTATAATCGTTCTCTGCCTGAGCCTTACTTTCGGCTTGGGCTTTTGCTTCGGCTTGAGCTTGCTCACGCTCTTGTTGCGCCCGCTTCTTCTCACCTAATAATTCATCTACCTTAGACTTCAATCCTTTAGTCTCGTTGTCTAACTTCTCTTTTATAGCCTGATTTACCTTTTCTGACAATGTGTTTTTTACATCATCTTCCAATTCAATTCCGTCAAATATTTCGTTGCTCATGCTGTAACCTCCAGTTTATTAGCATTTTGTGGCTCTACCACTTAGTTGTTACGGTATTGTAATCGTTAAGTTATTTATGACAATACCAAGCATAAATTTCCGTTTTCATGTAATTATAGTCCAAAATCAGGTGTAGTGCTAGGGGCAGAACCTGTTGCATCAAGTTGTATTTCTAGGTCACGAAGCTCTGGTAATGTAAGCGAACGTCCATTTTCATCAATGAAACGATCTACTGATAAAGTACCACGTCTAAACATCTCACCACGTTCTATACCTAAAACTTCGTCCTGAAAGCTCGCAGGTTGCCGTCTGAGCCATTGCGGGTAACTTATGGTGTCACTTATCCTCTGTTCCTTGCCATCTTCGCCTATGGCCGTTCTGTAGGCTTTTCCCTTACCGCCTTTGTTATACTTGCCATTTACAAGATATGTTATTGTTGATCTGCAATTATAGTGCGCGGGTGGCTTTGGGTTCTTATCTATATCTTTGTAAACAGTACCGTCACGACTGATGCAGATATAACTTGTTAAACTATCCAAGACGGCTACCCATTTGTAATAACCTGACATAGGCTTTTGTTGCTTTCCCGTCTGCCTACCCTCACTACTATTCAGACGCATTGTTGTTTGACGCGACAAAACTGCTACTCTGTTAGTTTGTGTACGTGATAATGTTGCGGCTTGCCTACCCTGTAACAGTTTAAGTCCTGATAACACACCTATAACACCTGCAATAGGTAGTGCTAATGTTGCGTTGTCTTTTAGTGACTGTATAATCTGGTTTTGCTTTTTATTGTTAAAGGTGTCTATAGCGGCTGATATTGTATAGTTTTGGTTTGGCTCTAGCGTCATAGTATCATTATAGACAATGCTTTCTATTTGTTCTTGTGTTGGCAAGGTAAAGTCATCAAAGTCTGTTATTGTGTTGCGTAGCACGTCATAATTCCATTTTACTTCGTACTCTGCAAAGTCTAGTAGCTCTTTTATGGCACTATCGCGGAAATTATCACCTGATAAAACCATGTTAAGTTCTATATCGTATAATAATCGTTGCAATCTTGCTTGTGATAGTTCTGATAGTTGATCTGTACCTAGTTGTTGCTGTACGCTTTCAATCATTGCCTTTATATAGAGCATGGCTTCGCGCTCTCTGCCCTTTGCATAGCGTTGTATAAGTATTTGATGCCTTACAAAAGCATCTTCAAGCGATAAGTCTATGCTCATATATTTACTTGCGTTTTTTAGGCTTTACCTTGTTTGGCTTGCTTGCCTTCTTTGTTTTAGCTTTAGTTTTGTTTTTATAGGGCATAATTCCTCACCACTTGACCTTTGCTGACCAATAGGCCGCGCTCATTTTACCTTTAGCTATGTTTTTTGCGTGTCTAGCCTTAAAACTAGCCCTACGGTTCTTTGCGGCCTTACTTTCACCCTTTTTAGGTGGCGAACCTTTAACACCTTGTTGACCAAAGCGTATTATCTTTTCCTTGCCACCTTCACAAGCTTTAACGACGTGTGATTTGGTTGCATGGCTTGGCGTGCGTTTAGGCGTATTGCATTTCATCTTTGATTTATCAATTTGCTTCGCCATTGTCTTACCTTACGCTAATGGATTGAGTTCGCCAAATTCTTCTTGTATATCTTCAAGGTTCCTATCAGCATCTACTAAGCCACCTGCCTTTAGTCTGTCAAATATATCTTGGCCGCCTACTAATTGCCTATCAAGCAAGGTAACTAGGCTCATTATCATTTGCGGGTCAACTGACTTGTCATAGAACTCTCTATTTATAATAAATACACATTCATCTGTTTCTACGCCCATAAATTCACCTATCCAATAGATACATGACTTTATTGCACTTGATAAATTGCCTACAATGTCACCGAGTACGCTATTTTCTGATGCAAAGCGTATTCTAGCCCCTTCAGCAGTCTCATTGCCGCCTCTATCAGTGATTATACGCGCACCGATGGCTATCATTTGTTGCTCCTTGCCTTTCATCGCTTCCATAACAAGGTTATTTGGGTTTGCTTGTAGTAGATTTGCGCTACCTGTTTCGCCCAA